TACAGAGTCCGTACCGGGTACATTGACCAATGGCTTGCAGCTTTATCGCTTGGATTCCAGCCTTGCTGGCGCTAACGTCACCACTGCTCAAAGCATCTTGGGTGTAGGTGTGACGCTTACTGGAAGCACTGTTTATGCATTTGAAATGGTTGCGGGGTTTTCAAAAACGGCTGGCGCTACTTCTCACGCATTCCAAATTGGCTTTGGCGGAACTGCAACATTGAACAACATTGCTTACGATGTTTTGCTTAATAACAGCGGCACATCTTTTACGCAGTTTTCGCCGGGTAACGGCTCCAACGGGTTTATCCAAACTGCAACTGCCACTACGATAACCACAAATGCAAGCGCGACTTTGTACAACAGCATTTTTTGTGCGGGAATGGTTTCTATCAATGCTGGCGGCACGTTCATTCCGCAGTACACCCTCTCTGTTGCGCCCGGGGGTGCATACACCACTGCCGCTAACAGTTACATGAAAATTTACCCAATTGGCGCGTCTGGTAGCGCCACCAATGTTGGTTCTTGGGCCTAAAGGATAACTATGACAACCACAATTAGCGGAAGCACTGGAATTGCAGCACCGGGCCTGAACTTATCTGGTCAGTACACCGAGGGTGTTGTTGGTATTGGCAACTCAGGCACAGCCCAAACCCTGTCCCTTGCCAGTGGAACATTTCAAACTGTGACCATGACGGGTAACTGTACGTTCACTATGCCTGCGGCAACCGCAGGGCAGTCGTTCACATTGCTCATCAGTACGGGTGCAGGCTCGTTCACAGGCACGTTCACAGGGGTCAAGTGGCCCAACAATACCGCGCCGACCCTCACTACAACTGCCAGCCGCTGGGATATTCTGACTTTCATCAGCAACGGTACTAGCTGGTACGGTAACTTTGCACAGGCATACGCATAATGTTTTCCGCTTCTCGCGTTGCTATTGCCGAACAAGCAGTCGGGGGGTATCTTTTCTCCGCCACGATTAGCGCGAACACCAACAACTACAACCTGCGTGCTGCTGCGGTCACCGCAGGCTGGGACCAAGTTAAGCCCCTGTTTGCTACGGTCACCATCAACGCCGGGGTTTATGTTGGTTCCTCTTCAACCGGTACTCGTGCGTTTGATACCGGGGTCACGTTCCCCTCTGGCACAAGCCTAGCTCTTATCAATAACGGGACCATCATCGGTCGCGGCGGCAATGGTGGGGTTGGAGCCAGCCCCGGTTGTGGTGGCTCTAGCGCAGGTTCAGCAGGAGGCCAAGCGCTTATTGCACAACAAGCAATCACTATTACCAACAATGGCACGATTGGTGGCGGCGGTGGTGGCGGTGGTGGTGGCGCAGGCGGCACTTATGGTTCGGGCGGCAGCAACACCTCTGGTGGTGGCGGCGGTGGTGGCGGACAGGGTGTTAGCTCTGGCGGCGCTGGAGGAACTGGAACAGTAAACGGGACTGCGGGAGGTGCTGGTACTTATGCAGCAGCAGGAAGTGGTGGCGCAAGTGGGGGTCAAGGGGCTTCCACCGCAGGTGGCAGTGGCGGTGGAGCAGGAAGCGCGGGGGCTGCGTCTGAAAAATCTGGCGGTAGTGCCGGGGCTTGCTTGACTGGTAACTCCAACATTACATGGTTAGCTTTTGGAACACGATTGGGGTCTATAACATGACGATTGAAAACATCACTTTTGAAATTACGGCGGTCAATGAGAGTTTGCGCTGCATGGACGTTGTGTTCCGCGCAACAGGTCAGCCCGATGTGTTAGTCGGTGCGCGTATGCCTTTTGAAGGCGAAGACCTGAATACCCTGGTCGCTTCGGTTGCTCCTATCGGCTATTGGGAAGACCTTGCCAAGCAGGTTGTGCCGGTGTCTGTTGGAACTACTGGAGCGGTAACGCTGAACACCCCAATCAACACCGACAACGTGAGCACCATGTGACGTTGACCACGCCGCGCTACACATTCCAGTTTGGGAAAAACACGCACAATGTCTATCGTTGCGCTACTGGTGAGGGATTGCCTCGGCATGAGCACACTTTTGCCCATGCGACGGTTTGCCACGCCGGGAGAATCGTTGTGCGCAAAGAAGGCGTGCAGCGTGAGTTCACGCCGGAATCCGGTGCGGTTGTGCTTAAAGCAAACGAATGGCACGAGATTGAAGCTCTTGAAGACGGCACAGTTTTTGAAAACATTTTTGTGACTTAGAAATAAAGACCATGGAAGATACACACGAACTGGCAGCCGACACCGACAAGCGCCTGAGCGTCCATGAGGCGGTTTGCGCCCAACGGTACGAAAACATCCAGACCAGCTTTACCAAAGGCGACAAGCGCATGACCAAGATCGAGTACCTGCTGTACATCGTCATCGCTGCGGTGCTGCTTGGGCCAGGTGTAGCTGCTGAGTTTGCCAAGAAGCTGCTGGGGCTGTAGGTGCTCGACCAGCTTGCATCCGCTGATAGCCCCTGGCCCGGCACCGAGACAAAAACGGTCCTGGTTTGCCGGACTCCCAAGAAGGATGACAAGCTGGGCGCAAATGAGTTCATAGACAAAGATGGACGCATTTGCCGCTGGGTAACGGTGAACAAAAAATGATCGACCCCTTCACCGCTTTTGCAGCCGCGCAGGCGGCGGTGAAGGGAATCCAGGCTGCCATCAAACTGGGCAAAGATGTCCAGGGTATCGCATCTGATCTGGGCAAATTCTTCGAGGCCAAGGACGTTGTCCAGCAAGCGGCGAACAACCCCAAAAAATTCAAAAGCGATACCGCCCAGGCCCTGGAAACGGTGATGCAGGCCAAGCAGCTTGCCGAAGCCGAGACCGATCTAAAGAACATGCTGATCTGGTCGGGCAACGCCGACGTGTGGGAAGGCGTGCTCCTGGAGCGCAACAACATCATCCAGCGGCGCAAGAAAGCAGAAGCCGATGCGGCTGCTGCCAAGGCTAAGCGCAAGCAGGAAATCATGGAGGTCGTCAACATTGTGTTGTGGGCCTTGCTGTTCCTGTCTGCGATTGGAGTGAGCTACCTTTTGACAACCCTGTTTCTTGAACGGAGATAACTATGTTTGACATTCTGACCGGCGGCATATTCGGTTCCCTGCTTGGAGGCATCTTTCGCCTGGCACCCGAGGTGCTCAAGTGGATCGACAAAAAAGACGAGCGCGCGCATGAGCTGAAAATGTTTGAGCAGCAGTGCGCCCTGGAAGCCCAGCGCGGACAGCAGAAGATGGCTGAGATCGGTGCCCAGCGCGAAGCCAACATCGACGCCGGGGTCGTGGAGGCATTCAATAGCGCCGTGGAGCAGCAAACGGAGATGGCCAAGGCCGCAGGTGGCTGGGCCGCCAGTTTGTCCGCCAGCGTCCGTCCTGTGGTCACCTACTGGATTCTGGCCTTGTGGAGCTTCGTCCACCTGTGGTTTGCCTGGAATTCCTACATCACCGGCGCGTCGCCTGACGTGGTGTTCAAGATGATGATGTCGGCTGACTTTGCTGCCCTGGTCAGCGGCACGCTGAATTACTGGTTCCTGGATCGCACCCTGGCCAAGCGCGGACTATGAACCTCGACCTGGCCACGGCCCTGTGCAAGCAGTTTGAAGGCTTCAAGTCGAAGCCCTATCTCTGCCCAGCGGGCGTCCCCACCATCGGCTATGGCTCGACCTACTACCGGGATGGGCGCAAGGTCGCACTGAGCGATCCGCCGATCAGCGAGCCTGACGCAGCGGCCTTGCTGCAATTCGAGCTGGCCCACACCTACCTGCCGGGCGCTTTGCGCAACTGCCCAATTCTGGCCACAAATGAGCGCAAGGCAAATGCCATTGTGGATTTTTGCTACAACCTGGGCATTGGCCGACTCCAGACCAGCACGCTGCGGCGCAAGATCAACGCCCAGGATTGGGAGGGCGCGCAGGAGCAACTCATGTTGTGGACCCGAGGCGGAGGCAAGGTTTTGCCCGGCCTGGTGAAGCGGCGCAAAGCCGAGTGCGCCCTGCTGGCGTAACGGCTTCTTTTGACGTAAAATCTTCGCGGGGGCAGTGCGCCCGCAAAAAGCCGCTTTTTAGCGGCTTTTCATTTTGTGGAGCAAACCATGGCGACGACCAATCCTTTTGACATTTCGACGAGCAGCACCGGTCAGACGACCGACCTCAGCACAGCCGCGCCTGGCAACCTTTCCCCCGCGCCCAACAACGTCACGTCACTGACGCCCAACACCGGCGCAACCGCAGCCCAGTACACGCCCCAGCTCAGCACCGTCGACGCGGCCAAGGAAACCACTGCTGGCCAGCTCCAGGGCATCATCGCCGAAGACAGCCCGCTCATGCAGCAGGCGCGCGCCCAGGCGAAGCAGGGCATGGCCCAGCGGGGCCTGATCAACAGCTCCATGTCCCAGGGCGCTGGCGTGGCGGCCATGCTGGAGCGGGCCACCCCAATTGCCGCATCTGACGCAGCCGCCTATGGCAACCGCGCCTTGGCCAACCAGAACGCGGTCAACACCGGCGGCCAGTTCAATGCAGCCCAGCAAAATCAGTTTGGTCTCCAGACCGGCCAGCAAACCTTTGCTGCCACCCAAGCCGAAAAAGACCGTGCCCAGCAATTGGCTTTGCAGACCGGCCAGCAAACCTTTGCTGCCAGCCAAAACGCAATCCAGAACGACTTCAACGCTCGCCAGGCCGAGCTGCAACGCCAGGGTCAATCCGAGCTGCAAGCCAAACAGCTTGCCACCACCGAAGCCTTGGCCAAGCTGCAAGAGTCGGGCGTCACCAACCGGTTTGACCAAGAGCTGGCTCTCAAGAGCAGCCAGTTCAACCTGGAGCAGCTCAACATCGACAAGCGACAGCTCATTGAGAACAAAGCAAAACTGGATGCCATCGGTTTGCAGATCGAAGCAAGCCGGGACAACATCCCGACCACGTTTGCTGCCAACATCGCCAACACAACGATGGCAGGCGTGGACTCGATCATTGCAGACGGTTCGCTTAACGCGGCGGCAAAGCAAGGCGCAATCAGCAACTTGGTCACTTACGCCAACAGCCAGATCGCATGGGCGTCCAAGTTCTACGGCACGACCATTCCACCAATCGAAGCGCCAGTCGTTAAATGATCTACCGCAAAGCCACACCAGCAGACGTGCCCGCAATTGTCGAGATCGCGGTCGTGTCCGTGTCCAACGACCCGATCCCGGTAAAGATCGACAAAGAAGGCATGACAGCGGCAGCTAAGCTGTGCCTGAATCCTGCTCACTTCATGTGGGTTGCAGAAGACGAAAACGGCAAGGTCGTTGCTGCATTCGCAGCATGCGTGCAAAAGGGATTTTGGTTTGAGCGCATGCAGTGCTCGGTCCTGCTCTACTACACGCTGGTCAAGGGCGCGGGCCTGCAACTGATCCGCGAGTTTGCCAAGTGGGTCAAGAGCCGACCAGGCATCAAGATGGCGATCTTTTCATTGGAGCCGGGCGTCGATGAGCGCCTGGTAAAGTTTCTCAAACGGCTTGGCTTCTCACGCGAGACGCGCCAGGTCAGTTACATCTTAGGAGTCACGTATGGCTAAAGAAGTCGGTCAAGTATTCGGCGGTATCGGTGATGCAGTCAGCGGTGTTTTGAAGGGTGTCGGCGACGCGGTTACGGGCGCTGTCAAAGGCGTCGGCACTCTTGCCAAACAGATATGGGATTCCGATGTGGGCAAGGCCATCGTTATTGCTGGCGCAATCTACTTTGGAGGTGCGGCCCTGGCAGGGGGCTGGGGCAGTGCCGGTGCCGGGGGGAGTTTTTTCTCAGGCATGGGGACCGGAGTAGCAAGTGCAGCCGATTCCATGGCTGCGGCATGGTCCCAAAGTAGCTGGGGTCCTTTGGCCGAAGCCTGGGGCACTGCCGCCGACGGCGGAGCAAACGCCGCCAGGTTTTTGGCGGGAGACCTGGGTGCCGCCGGGGCAAACGCAGCGGCCATGGACGCCGGGGCCGATGCTGTTGGGACTACGTTCAGCGGCAGTGGCGCGGCTGGCGCACCGCCGCCCACTGTGGCTGCGGCTCCCGGGGCCAGCACGGTTGGTAACTATTCATTGGGCAACGCATCCGTTCCGCAAATCACCCAGGCCGGAGCGTCGTTGCCTCCGGCTGCGCCCCAACCCTGGTATTCGCAAGCACTTGACTACGTCACCCCTAAAAGCGATCTGGCCAAGTACGGCTTGATCAGCGGCGCTACTCAACTTGCTGGCGGTTTGATTGCAGGCGCTGGCCAAGAACAGGCAGCGCGAGAGCAGCGCGAGTACGAAGCCGAGCAACTGAAAA